CAAGGACGCTTCGGAGCTGGACCACACGACCTACGAATTGTCCTCGACCGAGTCCGACGTAGGTCTGCCGTACGCCAAGATTGATGCCTGGGCCAAGTTCCCGGACTTCCATCAGAAGTACTCCGCAGCGGTCCAGAAACAGATTGCCCTGGATCGCATCATGGTCGGTTTCCACGGCACTCACGCGGCCGTGCAGACCGATATCGACGCCTATCCAATGCTCCAGGACGTGAATAAAGGCTGGCTGCAGCAGTTGCGCGATCAAGCGCCGCAGCAGGTGCTCAAGGAAGGCGTGGCGGGTTCTGGCAAGGTCAAGCTGGGCGCCGGTGGCGACTATGCGAACCTCGACGCCCTGGTGCACGACACCAAGCAAATGGTGGACGAGCGTCTGCGTGATGGCGGCGACCTGGTGGCGATCATCGGTAGCGACTTGCTCGCCGCCGACAAGGCAAAGCTGTACGCCAAACAGGGCGATACCCCGACCGAGAAAGAACGCATCGAAGAGGCCCAAGTCATCGAGACCTATGGCGGCCTGCCGAGCTTCAGCGTGCCGTTCTTCCCGGTCAACGCCGTGCTGGTCACCAGCTGGGACAACCTGTCGATCTACTTCCAGGATTCCAGCTGGCGTAAGCAGACGGTCGACAACCCGAAACGCTCCCGCGTCGAGGACTACAACAGCCGCAACGAAGGTTACGTGATCGAGCAGTTGGAAAAGATCGCACTGACCGAAAACGTGGAGTTGGTGGCGTGAGCCTGGCGCTGGCGCACAAGCGCCGCACCTTGGCCTCGGGTGTAGTCGCTGTTGCTGCGGCCGTTTCGGGCGCAGCCATGGCGTACACCCCGGCCGACGCGCTGAGCAGCCCCGCCAATGCCCGCAAGCACCTGCTGCTGCAGGAAGCGGCGCTGGACGTGGATCTGGAGCGCCTGAGCGCGCTCAAGAACCTGGCCAGCAAACAGGCGCTCAAGCGTGACGAGCTGCTGCCCAAGTACCAGGACTACGTCCAGCGCTACTGCGAATCGGAGATGAACTTTCCGAACCGCGTTGTGGTGCAGGTGATGGTCTGGCTGTTCGACACAGCCCAGTTCGAGGACGCACTGGAACTGGCGGATTTCTTGATCGAACAGGGTCAACAGATGCCGGAGCGCTTCAAGCGCCGCGACATCCAGACCTTTGTCGCGGATGCCGTCATCGAGTGGGCTTACACCGAATACAACGCCACCCGCAGCCCGGAGCCGTACTTGTCCGATCTGCTGCCACGCGTGGACGGCGAATGGGACCTGACGGAGCAGATCCCGAGCAAGTACCACAAGTTGATCGGTATGCGCGCCCAGGACGCTCAGGAGTGGGAAACCGCGATCAAGCATCTTGAGCGCTCCACCGTGTTGTACGCGAAGGCTGGCAACGAAACCCGCCTCGAGAAGTGCCGCAAGGCATTGGCAAAACAACAGGCCACAACGGCCTCCGAATAACCGACTACCCCCCCAGCGGGAACCTGTGGAAGTGAGCCGCCCATTTATGGACCGTCCCACTGAAAACAGGCTTCCCGCCCTATTTGAGCGGTCAGCATGAGCTTTTCAGGTAAACCCACCACCCTCGTGGAACTGGCGATCGAGAACGACGGCTTCTGGCCTGACCTCGATGTGGCTGAGTTTCAAAAGGGTTACCGCTTGCCAGCGGAATACCTGGTGGAACTGCTGACCGCTGAGTTGACCACGGCCATGACCGAGGTCAACAGCGACTTGGCCAAGTGCAAAGCCCGTTGGCAGAACGTGGGTGTCACCATCTTGGAATCTGCTGACCCTATGGTGCTGCCCGAGCGCACATTTCACGCAGCGACGTACAAGCGCGCTGTGTACTGCAGGGCAAAAGCCAGCCTGCTGCCCCAGTTCGTGACCATCATCCGCCGCGACAGCGCCGAGAACCTGGGCAAGGAACTGCCAGACCGTCCGGAAACCTTCCTGGCGTTCAGTCAGCAGGCCGTGCGCTCGCTGCAGGGCCGTGGCCGCGTCACGGCGGCGCTGCTATGAACAAGCTCCGCGCCCTGACCACCTACTTGATCGGCCTCAACCTGGTGCTGCCCGAGCAGATCGACAGCTGGGCCGAGCAGGTCAACCTGGATCTGATCTGGAAAGACACCACTGAGGGCCTGCACATGGGCGATATGCGATATCGCGCCGTGCTTGTCATCGAGCGATTTGCCGGCAACCCGGCGTTGCTGATGGCGCTCCTGGGCGGCTGGCTGGAATCCAACGATCCCGATCGCGACGACGACCTGCCGGCACCGACCTTTGCTGTGGACCAGGTCACCCCCGACGAAGCGGATTTAGAGCTGACCCTGGAGTTCGTCGAGGCCCAGCACCTGGCCGAGGATCCCACCGGCCTGATCGATGCGTTCGGCAAGAAGTGGGGCCTGATCGACTTCGACTTGTGGACGGCCGAGCAGGGCGAGGTGCGCAGCCGTGGCGCGTAGCACCTTCGAGCTCGATACCCGGGGCTATCTGGGTGTGCGCGAGCAGTTGGCTTTGCTCAGCCTGCCACCGCAACTGCGCCGGCGTCTGCTCAACAACGTCAGCAAGCGGATCCGGACCATGGGCCGCAAGCGAATCCGCGACCAGCAGAACCTGGACGGCTCGCCATTCGAGGCCCGCAAGGGCGACGGCAAGGGCAAAAAGAAGATGGAAGCTGGTCTGGGCAAGTTGCTCCAGGTCACCGCCCTGACCCCTGACAGCGCGACTCTGGGCTGGCGCAACGGCCTGACCAGTTGGGTCGCCGCGCAACAGCACAACGGTGCCTCCGAACGCCGGACCGCCTCGCAAATGCGCCGCTGGAACCGAGTCCCGGAAGGGCTGGCAGCGACCGACAAACAGGCCAAGCGCTTGCGTCGTCTGGGTTTCAAGGTGCGTCAGGCGGGCAAAAAGAGCCTCACACGGCCGTCCGTAGCGTGGATTCAAGAACACGTGAATTACGCCAAGGCCGGGTTGCTGATTCGCATCCTGTCCGACGAAAAAACCGAGGGCACCGGTGCGCAAAGCTGGGAAATCACCTTGCCCAAGCGCCAGTTCCTGGGCGTCAGCACCGACCGGGACACCAGCCTGCTGGTTAACCAGGTGCTGCAACAAATCCTCAACTCAACCCGCTAACGAGGCACTGCATGGCACTTGGCAAAGTCAGCGTCAACAATCTCAACCTCGGCCAGGGTGCCGTGACCGAGATCGAACGCTATTTCCTTTTCATCGGTCCTGGCGCCAAAAGCGTCGGCAGCCTGATCCCTTTGAACACCGACAGCGACCTGGACGTGATGCTGGGCATCCCGCCCAGTGATCTGAAAACTCAGGTCACCGCAGCCATGGCTAACGGCGGCGATCGCTGGGCGTGCCTGGCCGCTCCGCTTGCTGCAGATGGCGACTGGTCCGACGCCCTCGAAATGGCCCAGCAGCAGGGCTTTTCTGTCGAGGCGGTGGTGATTACCAAACCGGTGACCACCGCTGCGGAACTCTCCGCGATGCACGATGCCGCGATTGCCATCAACAACACCTACGGGCGCCGCCTGTTCGTCATGGCCAGCACCGTTGGCATCCTTGTCCAGCAGACCTGGTCGGAGTACCTGACCGAACAAAAGGAGATCACCCAGGATCTGGCTGCGGCGCGTGTCCTGGTCGTGCCCCAGCTGCATGGCAATGACCAGGGCGTTCTGGCTGGGCGCCTGGCCAATGCGGCCGTCAGCATTGCCGACAGCCCGATGCGAGTGGCCAGCGGTGCCGTGCTGGGCCTGGGCCCCGTGCCCAAGGACAAGGATGGCGTACCGCTGCCGTCGGCCATCCGCTCGGAGCTCGACAAGGCCCGTTTCTCTGTCTCGCAGACCTATCCGGACTACCCGGGCGTGTTCTGGGGCGACGGCAACATGCTCGATGCGCCGGCGAGCGACTTCCAGGTGGTCGAGTACCTGCGTTTGGCCGACAAGGCCGCCCGCCAGGTGCGCCCGCTGCTGATCCAGCGCGTAGGCGATCGGCGCCTGAATAACACGGCCAACAGCATGGCGGCCGCTGTCAGTGCCTTGATGAAACCGCTGCGTGCCATGGCCAAGTCCGCGACCTTCGCTGGCCAGGTGTTCCCGGGTGAGATCGAGGCGCCCAAAGACGGCGACATCGTCCTGGTCTGGATCACCAAAACCAAGGTCGAGGTGTACATCAAGATCAAGCCCCTCAATTGCCCGAAAGACCTCACGGCGAACATCGCCCTGGACCTTTCCAACGACGATTCGGAGTAACCCCCTATGTCCCGTATTGGCGGTAAAAACTTCGACATCAACCTAGGCGATCTCCAGGTGCATATCGAAAGCTGCACCCTGGATATCACCGACAACAGCGCAACGGCGCAAACCCGTGGAGTACCCAACGGCACCGTCGATGGTGACGTGGCGGCCAGCGGTGAATTCGAGTTCGACACCAGCAACTTCAACCTGCTGATCGAGGCTGCACGTTCTGCCGGCAGCTTTCGCCAGTTGGAGCCTTTCGACGTGGTGTTCTTTGCCAAGGCCGGCGAAGAGGAACTGCGCATCGAGGCGTTCGGCTGCAAGTTGAAGGTCTCCAGCCTGCTCAGTGTCGATCCCAAGGGCGGCGAGAAGTCCAAGCACAAGGTGCCGTTCGAGGTCACCAGCCCGGACTTTATCCGCGTCAACGGCGTGCCGTACCTGGCAGCGGCCGAGATCGAGGGCCTGCGCTGATGGTGTGCCCGTTCGACCGTGCCCAGGCGCTGGAGCAACGCCAGCGTGACCAAGCGATTGCCGCCCAGCTCGCCCAAGCGCGTCCGAGCGGGCCAAGCCTGACCGATTGCCAGGACTGCGATAAGCCGATCCCTGAACAACGGCGCGCCCTTGGTGGCATGACCCGCTGCGTCCCGTGCCAGACCCTAATTGAGCAAGGAAAGCGCTGATGACTGAGTCCGTAGTCAACGATCCGGTACGTCTGCTGGAACGCGACATGGCGGTGTTCAAACACCGCCTGGTCAGCTTGGAAAAACGCCAGGAGTCGGTGCCGACCCGTGTCACCAAGCTGGAGCAACAGTTTGAACACATGTCTGGCCAGCTGTCGGAACTCAACGAAGGCCAGCAGAAATTGACCGACGTCGTGTCCGACATTGGCAAAAAGATCACCTGGGCGCTGGCGATCGCCAGCACCCTCTGGGCCATCCTGCAGATGGTCGGCCCGACCCTGTTGCGGGCGGTGTTCCCATGAGCCTGCGCGGCAAGATCGCCGCCGGCGGCATTGCGCTCTGCAGTTCCACACTGGTGCTGTTTCTGGGCACTTGGGAAGGCAACGGCCAGAACACTGTCTACGCGGACAAGTTGGCCCAAGGACTGCCGACCGTGTGCAAAGGGATCACCCGGCACACCAGCCCCTATCCGGTGGTTGTTGGTGACTACTGGTCGGACGCCCGCTGCAACGAGGTGGAGCAGCTGGTGATCCGCAAAGGCCAACTGCAGCTTGCCGATTGCATCACCAATCAGCAGGTGGGCCAGAACACTTTCGACGCCCTCAGCAGCCATGGCCACAACTTTGGCACGCCCAGCACCTGCGCCAGTCGGGCGGTGGGCCTGATCAACGCCGGCCGCATCAAGGACGGATGCAAGGCGCTGGCCTGGGCCCCTGACGGCAAAACCCCGGTCTGGGCATTCATCACCACCGCCCAGGGCAAGAAAGTGTTTATCCAGGGGCTACACGCGCGCCGGTTGGCCGAAGCGGCACTGTGCGAGGCGGGTTTGTGATGCTGCGCGAAGTCTTGTTTCCGGTGCTGTTGTGCCTGCTGGCTTACATCGGATTCGACATTCTGCAAGGCCAGCTCGACACCGCCCGTGAAGAACGTGACGCCGCGCAGTCCGAGGTCATGGGCCTGCGTGAGGCCGCTCGTATCAGCGGCGAAATGCTCGCCGCCCGAGACGATATCGACCGTACCCGTACCCAGGAACTGAACCATGCACGCACTGAAATCGACACTTTGCGCCTTGCTGTTGCCGATGGTCGTCAGCGGCTGCGCATCAATGCCACCTGCAGCGCCGCCGGCACCGAAAAAGCCAGCGCCGGCGGCGTGGCTGATGCAGGCACCGCCGAACTCGCAGCAGACGCTCGACCGGATTATTTCACCCTCAGAGATCAGCTTGCCCTCAGCAAGCAAATGATCCTGGGCCTGCAAGACTACGTGCACCAGGTGTGCCTGCGCTGACCCGAATCACCCCTTTTAACCAACCACTAGAACGGACACGAACATGAGCCAGATCCAATCCCGCGACATCACCCTGGAAGTCGGTACCAAGGAATTCACTTTCACCCTGACACCCCAGGACGTGACCAAGTACTTCAACGCCATGACCGCTAACAACAAGGTCGCGCCGTCCTTCAATCTGCTGAGCAGCACCGTGCTGCCGGCTGAAAAGGCCGAACTGCGCGAGCTGATGGCCAACCCGGTGATGACCATGCAGATCGCCGGCGCGCTGCTCGAGGAGTACGCCCCTGACGTCGAGATCATCGTAAAAAAGCCCTCGAGCACGCTGACCGCCTAAGCGAGGACGGCCTGGGCCAGCTGCTGGCCCTGACCAACCGATGGCTACCCGGTGCCGAGCCCAGCATTGAAAACATGGGCACGGCCAAGTGGCTGGAAGACGAACACTGGAAGCGCATGGAATTCGCCGTGGCAAACGGCATCGCCCATGCGTTGAACGGATAGGAAACACATGGCCGACCGTAGCGCCCGCCTGGATTTCATCCTGGCCCTGACCGACAAGGTCACTGCACCGCTGGGCAAGGTGAAAATGGGCTTCTCCGAGCTGACCGAGCAAAGCGAAAAGAACATCAAAACGATGGGCATGGGCTTGGCCGGTGTAACGGGCGCTTTCGTCGGCATCAACGAATCGCTGCAACCTGCTTTGGAAATGAACCGCGCCCTGGGCGAGGTCAAGTCGCTGGGCGTGGCCGAGGACGCGCTGACTGCGTTGAATCAGAAGTCCCTGGAGTTCTCGGTGAACTATGGCGAGAACGCCCGGGATTTTGTCGCGTCGGCCTACAGCATTGAGGGCGCTATCAAGGGGCTGACCGGCAGCCAGCTGACGACCTTCACCAACACCAGCAACCTGCTGGCCAAGGCCACCAAGTCCGACGCCGACACCATGGGCGCCTACATGGGCACCATGTACAACCTGTTCAAGGGCCAGGCTGACGCCATGGGCAAGGGCGAATGGGTTGAAAAGCTCGGTGGCCAAACCGCCCTGGCCGTGCAGCTGTTCCGCACCGACGGCGCTCAGCTCAAGGACGCCTTCAAGGAAGTGGGCTCGATTGCCACCGCCGCCGGCGTGGATATCGCGGAGCAATTCGCGGTGATCGGCTCGCTGAGCAGCACCATGGAGGGCGGCGACGCCGGCGGCCGCTACAAAGCGTTCTTCGAGAACCTGGGCGCCGCTTCCGAAAAGATGGGGATGAAGTTCACCGACTCCAACGGCAAAGCGTTGCCCATGCTGCAGATCATGGAAAAGCTGCAGGGCAAGCTGGGCGATCTGACCAGTGCATCGGCCAGTGCCAAGTTGATGGAGGCGTTCGGCGGCGAAGGGGCTCAGGTGATCGGCTCCCTGGCCAAGGATACCGATCGCCTACGCAACAGCATGGACAAGCTGGGCAAGGTGCGCGGCCTCGAGGACGCCGAGAACATGGCCAAGGCCATGGTCGACCCCTGGCAGCAGTTCGCCGCCGCTGTCGAAGCGTTGCGCATCGCCTTCGGCCAGGCGCTGATCCCGATCTTGACCCCGCTGATGGCTAAGCTCAGCGGCATTGCCGGCACGTTTACCCGCTGGACTCAAGTGTTCCCCAACATCACCCGGGTAATCGGCATTACGACGCTGACCATCCTGGCGATCATCGCCGCCATTTCGCTGCTGACCTTTGCCATCGGCGCCGGCCGTATGGCTTGGCTGGCCATGGTGAGCGTCTGGAAAGTGGTGCAGCTACTCAACCTGCGCACCGCCGCCGGCTTCGTGCTGCAGAAATTGGCCATCCTGGCTTACCTGTCCATCTTGACGTTGTTCGGTGCGGCCATGTTGGTCGTTCGCGGCGTCATGTTGGCCTGGCAGGCCGCGATCTGGCTGGTCAACTTTGCCCTGACTGCCAACCCCATTGGCGTCGTGGTGATGGGCATCGCCGCCCTGGTCGCTGTCGTGGTCGCCGCCGTTGTGTACTGGGACAAGTGGACGTCCGCGCTGATGAACACTGAGGCCTTTAAGTGGGTCAGCGCGCAGCTGAAAGCACTTTCTGACTGGTTCACGTCCATGGGCGGCTGGAGTGGCATGGCGAAGGCGGCATGGGACGGCATCGTTGCGATCTTTCACAAGTCGATCAACGCCCTGATCGAGTTGCTGAACAAGATCCCCGGCGTCGATATCGAGACCAAGTTCGGCGCGATGCCCGAGGTGCCCGGTACCGACATCGGCGTCAACACCGTGGACGGCGCTGCAGCGGCGCAGAAAGCGCGGGAAACCATCAACTCGGCCATTCCAACCCTGTCGCCGGCGCGGCCCAACGCCGTGCCCCCGGGCGGCTTGCTGACCAGCATCCAGAACAACAACAGCAGCCAGAACAAGGGTACCCATGTGGAAACCCTGAACATCCATACCGGCAAGCCTATGACCCCGCTGGAGCTGGAAAACATGATGAGCATGGCGGTACCAGGATGAGCGAATACATCGACCTGCTGATCCAGGACAACGACCTGGTGCTGGATCTGTCCCGTCAGCCGCTGCTCATCGATGACCGGGCCAGTATCGCCCAGGACATCGCTCACATGATCCGCGACAGCGGCCTGCTGGTGACCTTGGTCGCTGAGCGCGATCGGCTCAGGCAGCGCGACTGTATCCAGCAATTGGAGCTGCTGGTGGAGGCGGACGAGCGCCTGGTGCCCGGTACTGCTTTGATCACCCAGCTGGAGCCAGGTCAGTACCTGGTGACGGCCACCACCCTGAAATTCGGCACGATCGAGGTAACGTTGTGAGCGACGTAGATTTTAAACAGGCCCTCACGGACGCCGGCATTCCGACCACCGAGGCCGGACTGCGCCAGGCGTGGGAAACAGAGATCGCTGCCCAGGGCAGCAAACTGAGCAACACCAGCACCTGGTCGCCGTTCTGGCGGGTGGTCACTGCCCTGGTCACTAAACCGGTGCTGTGGATCTTGGAGTTCTTCGTGGCCACTGTGCTGCCGAACTTCTTTGTGAAAACCGCCGTCGACGCCTGGCTGGATATGCTGGCCTGGGGCGTGAACGTTGAGCGTAAGGGCGCGACAAAGGCCAAAGGCTTTTTGCTGTTCACCCGGGTCGCCGCCGGCGGCGCCCTCGAGGTCCCAGCGGGCACGGTGGTGCAGTCGGCCGTGATCAACGGCCATGTTTATCAATTGGTGACGACGGCGGTCGGCACCTTCACCGACGGCCTCATGCAGCTGCCGATTCCGGTCGAAGCGGTGGACGTCGGCAGCGGCTTCAACTTGGCGCCGGGGTATTACGCGATTTTGCCGGTGCCGATCGCCGGCATCGCCCAGGTGGTGAATGCCGAGGGTTGGTTGTCGAGCCCCGGTGCCGATCCTGAACCCAACGACGAGCTGCGTCTGCGTGTGCGCAACCAGTTCTCGGCGGTCAACCAATGGCACACCGACGCGGTGTACCGGGCGATGATTTCCGCTTTCCCGGGTGTGCGTCCAGACGGCGTGTATTTCGAACACGGCGCCCCACGCGGCCCGGGCAGTGCCAACGCCTTTGTGTTGTTCGATGCGGACGTGCCGGCGGCGACTTACCTGGAGCAGATCAACGCGCACATTCGAGACCTGGGCAACCATGGCCACGGCGACGACCTGCTGGTGATGGTAATGCCTGAAACCCTGCACGTCTTGCGCGTAACGCTGTGGCCGCGCCCGACCTTAACCGAAGCTCAGTGGCAAACATTGCGGGATGACACGGCACTGTTCATCCGGGCGGCGTTTCGTGAGAGCACCACCCGCGACTACCAGCCGACGCTGACTTATCCACAGTCGCGCTTTTCATTCAGCCGCCTGGGCGAAGAGCTGCACAAGAAATTCCCGGGCATCGAGTCGCTGCACTTCGACAACGACGACATCCTTTCCGAACTGAACATCCCCCGGATCCAGAGTCTGGAGGTGCTGCCCAATGATTAAGCTCGATCTGAAGTTCTGGCTGGCCGGTACCGAGCTGACCAAGCTCAAGGACGCTGCCCAGAGCTGGTGGGAAAAAGTCGAGGGGTGGTTGCGCTGGCCGCTGCTGCAGCTCGACGCCGATACCTGCCACCTGGTCATGCTCGACCTGCTGGCCTGGCAGCGCGACATCACTCGCTTCAAGGGCGAGCCGGAGGCGCTTTACCGCCTGCGCGTGAAGTTCGCCTTCATCAACGCAGTGGACGCCGGCAGCACTGCCGGCATGAAACGCATCCTGCAGCGACTGGGGGTCGGTTACGTCGAGATCGAGGAACGCATGCCCGATCGGGATTGGGACGTGGTGCTGCTGCGTTTCTCTGATTCCCAGCTCTCGAAGAACCCCGAGCTGCTGCGTGTACTGATCCAACAATACGGCCGCACCTGCCGCCGTTATGACTTCGTGACCCTTACCCCAGTGACCTTGCGTGTCGCCGTGGTCGACTTCAACGACGACCAGCAAACGCTGGTTGCCAGCCTGTAGGAGCCCCCCAATGGGAGCCAGCATTACCCTTGCGGGTGAAAACCTGATCGCGCAAAAACAAGCCGCCAAGCAGGGGCTTGATGTGGTGCGGTTTATTTTTGCCAACGTGCCCGGACTTGATCCCAGCGGTCCAGTCGATCGCGCTGCACCGAAGCCAGCAGCAGGGCAGATTGTCCACGTCTACGACATCCCCGACGATAACGCCGGCTACGTGAACCCCAACCAGGTCGTGTACAGCTCGCAGATCGGCTCCGACGTTGGCGACTGGGACTTCAACTGGATCGGGCTCGAGACAGCGGAAGGCGTGCTATTTGCCGTGGCGTACGTGCCGCTGCAGATCAAACGCCGCAATATCCCGCCGCTGCAGATCGGCAACAACCTCACGCGCAACTTCCTGGTGGCGTTTGACGGGGCCCAGATGCTGACCGGCATCACCATTGATGCCAGCACCTGGCAGCACGACTTTACCGTGCGCCTGGCCGGGATCGATGAGCGTGAGCGCCTGAGTAACCGCGACATTTTTGGCCGTGCCTGTTTCTTCGGCGCTTCGCTGCAGCTGGTGAAAGTCGGCAGTACGTATCAGCTCAAGCCCGGAAGCGCTTATATCGAAGGTATTCGTCTGGTGCGCTCTGCTGCACTCGCAGTAGTGCCGCCAGCCTTCCCGACCACTGCATGGCTGGATGTGGCCCTGCAGCGCGAGCTGAGTGATGTGGTGGCCAGCTGGAACGTGGTGTTTGCCGTCGATCGCCCGGACTACACCGACAGCGCCGGTGTGCGCCACTACTGCGTGGCCATCGCTGATCTACCGAATGCCGCCACCATTACTGATCGTCGCAGCGTCGAGCTGATCGATGGTCCGTTGGTGACGCACTTCGCGGCCCGTACCGGCGATTACGAACACCTGCGCGCTCGGGCCACCACCAAGGAAGACGTAGGGCTGGGCAATCTGCCGAACGCCAAGAGCGACGACCCCATGACCAACAGCAGCGAGATCCTGGCCACCACCGCCGCGTTGAACCGTCTCAACCAGCAGGTCAGCGATTCGCTGGTGGGCATGGTGGCCAGTTTTGATATGCCCAGCGCGCCCCCGGGTTGGCTCAAGCGCAACGGCGCCAACGTGTCGCGCACCGCCTACGCCAAGTTGTTTGCGGTACTTGGTACCCGTTACGGCGCCGGTGACGGCAGCACCACCTTCAACGTGGGCGACAGTCGTGGCCTGTTTACTCGGGGCCTGGATGACGGTCGCGGCATTGACCCGAACCGTGGACTGGGCTCACTGCAGGCTCCAGCAAACCTGACCCACACCCACGGAGGTGTCTCCGATTTTGCAGGCCATCACGCTCATTATTCGGCGGCAGGCAGTGGCGGTAACGTCACCGTGAATTACGGCAGTCAGATCGCTGTTGCGCCGACCGGCAACACCACAACCGGTACCGCCGGCAGTCACCAGCACACCTTAACCATCTATGCCGATGGCGACACCGAAGCACGTCCGATCAACGAGGCGTTGCTGGTCTGCATCAAGTATTGAGAGCCTTTATGAACACGAAAACCGTCTACCAAACCAATCATCTGGGTATTTTTGTCGGGCCAGTGACAGCGG